CGTGAAGTACCGAGTCAAGGCCGCTGCCAAACCACTCGGAGGGGCCGTTGAAATCGCGATCTACGACGTCGTTGGTGACCTTGGAAACGGCGGAGGCGTCACGTCAAAGGACGTCCTCGCAGCCCTGGGTGAGGCAGGCAAAGGCCAAGACATCCAGGTCCGCATCAACAGTGCCGGGGGTAGCGTCACTGAGGGGACGGCAATCTTCAACGCTCTCCGGGACCGTTCAGACGCAGGCGCCAAGGTCAAAGTCCGAATCGACGGACTAGCGGCCTCGATCGCGAGCGTCATCGCGATGGCCGGCGACGAGATCGAGATCGCCGAGAACGCGTTCCTGATGATTCACAACCCCTTCGCGCTCATCGAAGGCGGTTCCGAAGAGCTTCGCAGCATGGCGGAGCATCTCGACGACGTCACCGAGCAAATGCTCGCAACGTACGCCGATCGCACGGGGCTCTCGACCGGGAAGCTCAGCGACATGTGCGACGCCGAGACGTGGCTCTCGGCCTCTGAGGCTCTCGAACTCGGCTTTGTCGACAAGGTCGCAAAGCGCTCTCGAGCCCAAGCGCTCGCTCTCTACGACTTCAGCCGCTTCAGGGCGGTGCCCGAGGTTCTCGCGAGGTTCACCGCTTCCGCGAAGGCCGAGAAGAAAGACCAACCAATGGCCGCAAAAGACGACGAAGACAGCAAGGACAAGAAGATCGCGGAGCTGGAGAAGAAGCTCAAGGCCGCTGAAGACGAGTGCGCCGAGCTGAAGGAAAAGGCGAAAGCCTCCGCTTCCGCGAAGAAGTCCGAAGACGAAGACGATGATGACGACGAGGACGACGGCGAGGCCAAGAAGGCCAAGGCCATCGTAGCGGCGGCCATCGAGGTCACGGGCGAGCGCGATCTTCAGCGCCTCGAGGGCGCTCTCATGGCCCTGACGCACAAGCGCTCGGACGAGCATCAGACTCGCGTCCTCGCTGCCATCAAGGACGGCAAGCTCGCCCCGGCTCGCAAGGATTGGGCACTCAAGGCATCCGCCGAAACGTTCGACGCCTATCTACAGGGCATCGAAGGTCAGCGCGTCACCCCCGTTGGCCACGAGTTCAATCCGCCCGCCGGTGATCCAACGCAGGCGAAGGCTGACCCCACCAAGCTCACTGCCGACGAAGCGAGGGTTTCACGCCTCATGGGTGTGAGTCCCGACGCCTACTTGAAGGCCAATCGTCAGGCTTCCTGATTTCCCCAACTCAAGGGTAACCACACATGGGACTCTCCAAGCCTAGGCTTACGCCTAAGCGAGCGGACGGTACGTATCGTATCGACCAGCTCGGCCTCAAGGGCAGCACGACCGTCTACATCGGCGGCCTGATTTGCGTCGACTCGAGCGGCTATGCCGTTCCCGGCGCCACGGCGACCGGTCTTCACGCGATCGGTATCCTCACGAACGATCAACCGGACTTCCTTCCCGGTTCGACGATCGTCAACTCCGGTTCGAACGGGGCGAAGACGATCAACGTCGAGCGCGGACTTTGGAAGCTCGACAACTCCGGCACTGACCCTGTCAGCGTCGCGAACAACGGCACTTCGATTTACATCGAGGACGACCACACCGTTTGCGCGACGGCGACGGGCAAGAGCATCGCGGGCGCGATGGTCGGGATCGACGCCGATGGCGGCGTCTGGGTCTCGGTCGGCCTTGCGAACACCTGATTTTCGAGGACGACAATGGAAATCACGAACACCAATCTTGACCTGATCTACAGGAACGCGAACGTCCGTTATCAGGGTGCCCTCAACGGCACGGTCTCGTACCTCAACCAGATCGCGACGACCTTCCCGAGCGCGACTCGCCAAGAGACTTATGCGTGGCTCGAGCGTCTCCCTCGCCTGAGGAAGTGGTTCGGCAACCGCGTCGTGAACTCGGCGAACACGCACGCTCAGGTCGTGACGAACTACCCGTTCGAACTCACCGTGGCGTTGAAGCGCCGCGACGTTCAGGACGACCAGCTCGGCATCTTCGGCAACACCGTCGATGAGATGGGGCAGCAGGCGGGTCTGTGGCCCGACCGTGAGATCGCCGACTTCATCACCTCGAGCACGGGCGCCATCGCCACAAACGGCTTCGACGGCGTGCCGTTCTACAGCGCGTCGCACCCGAACAACGGCGGCGACATCACGGGCGGCCCGTCGGGGACGCAGAGCAATCTCTACGTCAACACGGCGCTCACCTACGACAACTACGTGGCCCAGCGAGCCATCATGCAGTCGTGGACGGGCTTCGACGGCGCACCCCTCAACATCAGCGTCGACACCCTCATGGTGCCACCGGCGCTCGAGGGCACGGGCAAGCTCATCCTCGAGGCCGACTTCCTCGCGAACACGGCCGGCACTGCCCCGCAGACAAACGTGTTCAAGGGGACGGCGAAGCTGCTCGTGAACAAGCTCTTGGCGAACAAGCCCAACAACTGGTTCCTGCTCAGCACGTCGAACGTCGTGAAGCCGTACCTCTGGCAGCTCCGCAAGGCGCCGGTGTTCACGATGCTCACGGATCCGGCATCGCCGAACGTCTTCCTCGCGAACGAGTTCATGTACGGGCTCGACTCCGAGGGCGCTGCGAGCATGACCCTCTGGTTCCTCTCGATGGCGTGCACGTCGGCCGGCTCCTATTGATCGATGGGCTACGCAACGCTGGCAGACCTGGACACTTTCGGTCTGCCGGCGGGAGCCCTTGAAGGCAAGCAGCTCGACAAGCAGAAGACGCTCGACGCGGCTTCCGCTTTTGCCGACAGCTTCTTGGGCAACAAGTACAACCTGCCGATCAAACCCTTCCCGGGTCTGGAAGGTGCGCCAGACTTCTACGATCCGGCGCTCGTCATGGCCGTCGTCAAGATTGCGGCTTGGATGTTGATGAGCCGCCGGGGCTTCAATCCGGACAACGGCTCCGATCAGGTGCTGAGGCTTGGGTACGAGGATGCTCGAACTTGGCTCCTTCGCGTCAGCAACGGTCAAGCCGTTGTGCAGGTTCAGCAGGCGCAGCCCGAGTCTCTGCAACCTGACATCTCGAGCAACGCGCCTCGAGGCTACGGCGATCTCATCGGCGACGGCAGCACCGACTACCCAGGCGTAGGCGGAACCTCGAGCTGGGGCATTTGAAACTCACCGGCAGCTTCGCCCAACTGGCGAAGCTCCGGGCGGGACTCGAGCGCCTCGAGCAGCAAGGCGTCGAAGCCGTTGCCGAAGCCGGAGCGACCGCGCTTCGGAAAGTCGTCGACGCTCAGTACGAGCGAGGCAAGGGCCCGGACGGACAGCGCTGGGCCCCTCTCGCGTCGGGCGAAGCGAGCCACCTCACGGACACGCACGAGATGCGTGACACCACGACCGTCGTTCACGGCGTTCGCGGCATCACGACTCGGATGAGCGGAAAGCGGGGCCAAGCCCGCTTTCATCAGCGTGGGACGAAGAAGACGCCCGCTCGTCCTCTCGTGCCCGAGACAGACGCGCCACTCCCGCAATCGTGGGCCGAACCGCTGCAAAAGGCGGGCACGACGGCCCTAACGAAGCTTCTCAAAAAACAGACCTAACAGTTGCCGCTACTCGAAGTCGTCAACGCAATTCGCGAAGACTTCGAAGCGAGCGGCTGCCCTGCGAAGGTCTTCTACGACGAACGTCAGCTCGCGGAACACGACGCTCCCAACCGCGTTGTTTTCGTTCCGACGAGCGACACCTACGAGGCGCCGCTAGCGATCGGCGGACCCGGCCCGCACAACCCGAGAGCGTTCTTCAGGGTCAAGCAGGGCTTCGCCGCGCACATTTGGGGCGCGGCCCCCGACCAGCCGAACCCTGCTCCGACGGCTCAACGGCTCGCTGACGAGACGTGGCTTTGGAAGCTCGTCAACCAAACAGCCTTGAGCATCTACCGGGTAGCACCCGGTAACAACCAGCTTCTCTCCGGAGATTACCGAGCCCGCGCCAATCAGGACCGCGGGCTTCTTTATGTTCTGAAGGGCTTCATCGAAGTCCCCGTCGGTCTCGACATTGATTACCCCAAGTGGGGGATCGACGAGACCGCGCAAACCTGGACCAACGTGTCCGGAGTCAGTGCCGACGTCACCGTCGAAGAGCTGAAGCCGGATCGAACGGTCCTCGGGTCCGTTTCCTTCACCTCGTCCGGTGGATAATGGCAATTCCTAACGTCACGTTCAATGTTGTCGAGAACGGTCTCGGCAACACGCCTCCGTCCCCCTCAAACACCGTTGCCATCTTCGGTTGTTCGCAAGGCGGCACCGCAGCGGTCGCCAAAGACCCGTACCAAGTAGTCAGCAACCTCGTCACTGACTACGGCTACGGCCCGGCCGTCGAACTCGCGGCGCAGCTCATTCAGAGCGGCGTTCCGACGATCTTCGTCAAGGTCGCGACGAACGCTGCTGGTGCTGCGAGTGCGGTCACGCACACGGGCACGGGCGCCAGCGTGATGACGATCACCGGAGCGCCTTGCGACAACTACAACGTCATCGTCACCGTGGTCCGTGCTGGCACAGCGGGCACGGCACCGGAGCCCGGCTTCACGGTCTCTCTCGACGGCGGGGTCACGACGAGCCGGGAAATCCGGATGCCGTCGAACCACATCTATGCGGGTCTCGCGGCAACCACGGGCATCACGCTGAACTTCACCGCGGCGACGGTCGTGGTCGGGGACACGTACGTCTTCACGACGACGGCCCCGACGTGGGTCGTTGCCGACGTCGAGACGGCGATCACGGCGCTCCGAACGTCGACGCATCAAGCGTCGTTGCTCTACGTCGTTGGCGACGCCGCCGAGTCGGACGCCGCCGGCATCGTCACGGCCGTCGCGCAGTTCAACGGTCAGTACAGCAAGCGTTTCGTCCGCTGCATCGTCGAAGCACGAGACATCAATACGTCGACCTCGGAGGCCGAGTCCGCGTGGATGACGTCGATCGAGAACGACTACGCGGCGTTCTCGAGCGATCTCGTCGGCGTCGCTGCCGGCGGACACCTCAACGTGAGCGCCATCAGCGGGATTGGCTTCCGACGCAACATCGGTTGGCTCGCGATTGTCCGAGCCGGCCTCACCAAGGTCTCTCGCGGCCTCAACGCCGTTGCCGACGGTGCTCTTGCCGTGAGCAAGGGCGCGTCCCCGGTCAGCGTCGTCTATCACGACGAAGCGAAGAACCCGGGCCTCGACGCGAACCACTTCATCACGGTTCGGAGCTTCGACGGCCTCACGAATTACTACATCACGAACCCCAATCTGATGAGCGGTCCGACCTCGGACTTCACGCTCCTTCAGTACGGCCGCGTGATGGATGAGGCGTGCCGCATCGCCAACATCTACTTCACCGGGCTGCTCGGCGGTGATGTCCGTCTTGGCAAGAACGGCAAGATCCTCGAGCGCGACGCCAAAGCAATCGAGTCAGCATCTGATGCGGTTCTCGAAGAGGGTTTGCTCAACACGGGTGATGTCAGCGCGATTTGGACTCAGGTCTCGCGCAACGACGACATCACGAACACCAAGACACTGAGCGTCACGATCAACATCGAGCCGTTGGGATACATCGGCACGGTTGCTCTGACGATGACGTTCGTCAACCCGGCTTTCGGCCAGCCGCTCGCGGCCTGAGCCCTGAGGTAACAACATATGTCCGCACCCTATCCGTTGACCAACGGCTTTCGGCACAGTTGGGCTTCAATTGAGATCCGCGCGAACGGCCCCGTAATCAACGGGGTCACCGAGATCAACTACTCGCCGAGCCTCGAGCCCGGCCTGGTGTTTGGAGCCGGCGCAGAGGCCGTCGGGCGCACGGTAGGTCAGAGCAAATACGAGGGGGACATGACGATCCTTCTCGAGGAATTCAACGATCTCGTCACCGCTCTCGGCCCCAATTGGATGACCGTTGAGTTCGACATCGTCGTCTCTTACGACGCGTCGGGCTCTGGTCTCTCCGTGATTCAAGACACGCTCCGAGCGTGCCGAATCACGAAATACGAGGCGAGCAACTCGACCACGAGTCAAGACGGCACGGCACGCAAGTGCACACTGTCGATTCTTCGCATTCTCACGAACGGCGTCGCCACGGCGACAGACACCGTCGCGCCGTTCTCGTGATCTGAACAACAGGGAGACAAGGTAGATGGCTAAGCTAGACGACGCCAAGCGGCAGAAGCTTGCAGAGGAACACGGCGAGATCGTCGTGATCACTCACAAGCGTGCGGGCGACGCGGCGTTCAAGGGGCCTTCGCGGCCTCTTTGGGAACAATTTCAGAGCCGCGTCTTGAACGACAAGACGAAGGCATCCTCGACGAGCTGGCTCGTTCGCTCGTGCCTTATCTTCCCGGATGCGGCTGAGTTCGAGACGTACCTCGACCGATACCCGATGCTCGCTGAAAAGGCGGGCGCCCAACTCGTAGAGCTGGCGGGCGGCGGCGAAGAGGACGTCACCGTAAAAAAATACGAGAGCGCTGCCTCCAAGACGTGAGCTTCGGCTCGTACTGCCTTCGCCAGCTCTTGCAAGGCAAGGACACCGACGAGGCCGCAGCCGCTGCGTTCGAACTGAACAAGGCAATCAAGCTCTTCATCCTCACGCACGAAAAGAAGTGACGCCTAACGACGTTGCCCCGCCCGCTCTCATGAGTCGGCGGGGCTTTTCGTCTTTGTAGCTCGATGGCCGACGCTCTCACGTTCCAACTGGCGCTCATCGACAAGATGAGCGGACCTGCGTCGATTGCCGAGAAGTCGCTCCGTGCGCTCGAGGACGTCTTGAACCGTATCAAGGCGATTGAGCTTCCGTCCCTTAAGTTCGCCCCGATCAAGCTCCCGAAGATCCCGACGGAAGGGACCAAAGAGTTCCCGTTGCAGAAGGCCGCGAAGGGCCCTTCTGACTCTTTCCTCAAAGCGAACTCGGATGCCATCGGGCACGAGAACGCCAAGCTCTCCCCGAGCCTCATTGCACCGGTTCGGCTCGCGAACGGTGAACTCGAGCGCCTGAAGCAACAGCTCAGGGACGACAAGCTCGCGGTCACGAACCTTTCTGCGTCGATGAAGCAGTTGCAGGGGGCAACGACCGTCGACATCCACGCTTTCAAGCTCCTTCAGGCGCAGCTCCAAGAGAAGAAGAACAGCCTCGCCCAGGTACAGCAGAAGCTCATCCTCTCGGGTCACGCGGCACGCTTCGGATCCGAGGGGACGAACCGGCTCACGACGACGCTACGTGAACTCGCCGAGAAGGCCGGCGTCGTTCCCGGCACGATGGGCGGCCTCGCGCAGAAGCTCGGAGCCGTAGCGGGCCAGGCTGACACTCTCGTTGAGACCCTCGGCCCAACGACGGCCGTCATCGCCGGCCTCGGTGCTGCGGCCCTTGCTGCCGTTGCGGCCGTCATCGCTCTTGGGGGCGCCTTCCTGTACGCCGCCATCGGGGGCGGGAAGCTCGCTCTAGAGGCCGCACAGGCCCGCCGCGACACGGAAGAGATGCTCGAGGCGATGCTCGGCAGCCAGCAGGCGGCCGTCAGCACGTACGCCGACATCGAGCAGCTCACGCGCACCGTGGCCGTCAGCCAGAGCCACGCGCAGGAGCTGGCGCAACAGCTCACCGCTAGCGGCATCTCGAACCGCACCACGCTCGAGGCGAGCCTCAAAGCCATCGCGACGGCGGACTCCGTCGTCAAAGGATCGGGCGACAAGATCCAGTCGATCATCGAGCGTGCCGAAGCAGCTGGCACGTTCAACGTCAACGCCAAGAAGCTCACAGGGACCGGCGTCCAGATCCAGGCCCTCTACGCCCAAATCGCCAAGAACACTGGCGTAGGCGTCAAGCAAGTCGAGGCACAGCTCAAGGCCGGGAAGATCAAGGCCGAGGCCGGCATCACGGCTCTCACCCAGGTCATCGACGCGAAGTTCGGTGCCGTCGCTCTGAAGCGTGCTCGAAGCTTCGACGCCTCCCTTCAGCGAATGAAGGACAACATCGGGCGGCTCTTCGAGGACGTGAAGATCGAAGGGTTCGAAGAGTCGTTGGCGAAGATCGTCGACCTCTTCGACTCGAGCACCGTCAGCGGCGCAGCGCTCAAAGAGATCGTCACGGGCACCTTCAACGGCCTCTTTGAGACGGTGAAGCAGGTCGGCCCTTACGTTTCGATCTTCTTCCGCGGCCTCATCTTGATGGCGCTGAAGGTCTACAACGCCTTCCGGCCCGTCCTTGCGCAGTTTCACCTTCTAGGCGCTGACGGAGCATCAGACCAGAAGGCGCTCATCGATCGAGTGATCGGCCTCGCCGCTGGTGTCGGCGTTCTCGCGTCGGTTGTTGCGACCCTCGTCGGATGGGTCGGCAAGCTGAATGACTATTTCCCGATCCTGAAGCTCGGCCTTGGGCTTCTGCTCGGCCCATTCATCCTCGGGCCGTACCTGATCCTGAAGTTCATCGCCTCCCTCGTGAGCCTCGGTCTCACGATCGCAGGGCTCATCCCGGGCTGGATCACCGCTGGCGAGCAGCTCGTCGACGGCCTGATTCAGGGCGTGGAAGCGGCCGGCACTCGTGCAATCGCCGCAGTGAAGAGCCTCGGCCTAGACGCTCTGAACGCCTTCAAGAGCGTCTTCGACATCAACTCGCCGTCGCGCGTGATGATGAAGATGGGCGGGTACCTGAGCCTTGGCCTCGCTCAGGGCATCGAAGCTCAAGCGCCCGTTGCGAACGACAACATGCGGGAGCTGTTTGCGACGCCGATGCCGGTGCCGCAACCGCGTGAACGTACTGAGCCGCAAGGGAAGTCCGGCGGCATGCAGATCACGTTCTCGCCGGGAGCGATCCAAATCACGGGTGTTGAGGGTGCGGCCCAGCTCGCAGCGATCTTCCCGCAACTCTTCGCCGACGCGTTCGAGAAGATCGCTCTGAAGCAGGCATCCGGCTACTAACTTGGGCGTCCTCGTAGTCGATCCGATCACCAACCCGGACGCCTACAACAAGCTCAGTGTAGGCGGCGTAGACAACCCGGGGCTCTTCCTTCTCGAGTCCGACGGCGACAGACCATACAGATGGGACGTCAAGAACGTCGCGGGCGGGCAAGGTTCGACGATCACGTACCAAGGGTGGGACCTGGCAAAGCCCAAGGGCCGCTTCGTCTTCTGGACGAGCGAGCAGATCCAAGAGTTTTACGGCTCATACCTTCCCTTGCTGGCCTACGACGCCACGAAGAAGGCACCGAAGCCGATCGCGGTCTTCCACCCCGTGTTGTTCGCCAACGACATCATCAGCGTCGTCGTCGACAAGATCGGGCAGCTCACGCACGAGGGTCAGCAGCGGTGGTCGGTCTCGACCGACCTCATCGAGTACCGGCCGGCTCCGAAGGTGAACACCACGACGACACCGACGAGCGCTGACCCGGGCTCGAGCCCGAACAAGCCGACGGTGAACGACGCGCTCGACCAAGCCATCGCAAACGAGCTGGCAATCGCTCAGAAGCCCCTCCCCGGCTGATGCTCGGCTCGATCAACGGCGTCGCAATCAAGACCGCCGAAGTGACGCTGCCCTTTCGCGGCGTGTGGACGGCCGACGTCGTCACCGAGGGCGAGATCGACGCCGATGGCCCCGTGACGATCACGATCGCGGACCTGACTCTCGTCGGAACCGTCGATCGGATGGGCGACTTCTTGGGCTCCGGCAACCTCCGCATCGTCGGCGGCGCTGGCGGCTGGATGAAGCCGGTTCCAGCCAAATACTACCAAAACAGCTTCGGGCTGAAGCTCTCGCCAATCGTCAGCGACGCGGCTCGAGAAGCCGGCGAGACCGTCAACGTCAGCTCCGACGCAGAGCGCACCGTCGGATCGTTTTACATGCGCGAGCAGGCACCGGCAGCGCGTGTGCTGGCGCAGCTCACGTCCCTTTGGTGGGTGGACTTCGCTGGCGTGACGCAGGTTGCCGTCACTCGGAAGGCCACGCCGATCACGGCGACGTTCGACGTGCTCCCGAAGGGCACCGACCTGCATCTTGGGCGCGTCGCACTCGCTACCGACACACCTTGCGCCTTCGTGCCGGGATGCACCTTCTCGAGCCAGACGCTCTCGAAGCAAACCATCAGCACGGTGGTTCACCGGCTCGGCGCCAACAAGTTAAGGACCGAAGTTTGGACTCAGTGAGCGACAACGATTTCCGGATGCTGCGGGCGGACGTGTCGCTCCTCATCAACTACACGAAGGCGATCACGCAGGCCCTCGGCATCGGGCATCTAGTTCGACTCGCCGAAGAAGAGCACCGTCTCGCAACGGCCGAGCTTTCAGGGCGCTCGCTCTGGCACTCGAACGGCCACGGCGATGAACGTCCCACCGACCCCGCTCCGGGCTTCCCTGACGAATGAGCGACGACGATCGCCTCATCGACGCGGTTCGAGCCGTCGTGCTGAGCCTGCTGCCAAACTACACGTTCCACGGGTTCTACCGGTACGTGGTCGACAGCTTCTCCGAGAGCGACCAGACGTTCGACGGCAAGCCCGTCGACACCTCGAAGGGCCTGCCGAACATCACGAAGGTTCCGGCACGAGCGCCCGGCATCGCGACGATCAAGCTCGGCGACGGCGAGACCGTCCTCATCGGCTTCGAGGATGCGGATCCCACGAAGCCCTTCTTGGGTCACTTCGGCTATCCGACGGGCAACTCCCTGCCAGTAGCTAGGCAAGGTGACCTCGTCTCGACGGGCGTGACGTTCGTCGAGCTAGCCGTGCTCATGACAACGGCAGCGTCGGCGTGCACGAGCCCGCAAGTTGCCCAAGTCGGTGCGGCGTTCACTGCCCTGGCCACGGCGCTCACCAACTGCGTGGCGCTCCAATACACGACCCCGCCTCCCCCACCGTACATCCCTGGCATCGGCGGCCCTGCAACTCTCACCGGAGTGACCAGCTCCGGCTCGACGCGGAACAAGTCCCTCTAAGTGCCCGCCGTTTACCTCGGGGTGATGACCGTCGCTGGGGCCGTCGGAGGGCTGAGTTCTGCCCTCACGCTGGCCGTTGGCGGCCTCGCCGGCCCCATTGGGGAACTCCAAGTTCAGGTTGCTGCGAGCGCGTCGATCGGCGCTCAGTTCAGCGCCGGTCTCTCGGCTCCGGACGTCACCGTCGGGGCGATGCTCTCGGCTGCGGCTGAAGTCACCGGCACGATCAGCGCTCAGCTTCCGACGGCGTTCCTTCAAGGGAGCCTCGATGCGAACGGCTCTCTTGGCATCGCTCTGAACGCCAAGATCGCAGCGCTCGAAGCAGCGGTCGACGTCGACATGGTTGCCGCCCTCACGACGGGCGGACTCTACGCGTTCACGTACGCCGGTGATGTCGCCCAGGCATGGACGTCGCTCGCTGCTGCAACACCGCCCACGCTGACGGGCAACGTTTTCGGCGTCGTGATTTTAGCTCAGACGCCAGAGGCACAAGCCTCACTCAAGCTCGCCTTTGGCATCGCCTAACTACGGCAGCGATCTCGCCTGCGACACTGACCTTGATCCGATGCTCCGCCTGGTTTCCGGCGCGGAGATGATGGGCCAGGTGTGCCTTCGGCGGCTCTATTGCCGGCAAGGGCGACTCCTAAGCAACCCCAACGACAACACGCTCGACGCTCGAGACTTCGTCAACGACGGCGTCAGTGCGAAAGACCTGCCGAAGATCGGCGGTCTCTGCCAGGGCGCCCTTCTCGGTGATCCACGGATCGCGACGGCGATGGTCTTAGCGACCTTCACGCCGTCGACGAAGACGCTTGCCTTGAACATCAAAGGGACGGGGTCGCAGGGGCCGTTTGCGCTCGTTCTCGGTGTGTCCGCCGTGACCGTCGAAATCCTGAAGCCCAACTAATGGCTGTACCTCCACTCTCACAGCTCGTTGCTCCGCTCACACGCGACCAAGTGCTCGCGGCGATGCTCGAGGTGGCGGCGGACCTGTCGCTCCCGATCGAAGCCTACGAGTCGGGTTCCGTCGGCCGTGAACTCCTCACGATCATCGCCCAAGCGATAGCGGACAGCACCGTCACCGGAGCCGCCGCAATCGGCGGTGGGCTGCTCGACTACGCGGTGGGCGCCTGGCTGACGCTGCTGTGCAACCAGGTCTACGGGATCGATCGCATCCCGGCGACGTTCGCTAGCGGCCAAATCACGCTCACGAACAACAGCGGGACGACTTACAACCCAGCCGCGGGTGACCTTCGCTTCGTCGCGCTGACAGGCCAAGCGAAGGGGCAGACGTACACGTCGACGAGCGGTGGAACGCTTACTGCGGGCGGCGGGACCCTCACGGTCAACGTCACGGCGGACCAACCCGGAGCCGCTTCGAGCGCCTCCGCTGGTGACATTGCAGCCCTCGCCACGCCCCTTCTTGGGGTCACATGTGTAAACGCCGCCCCGCTCTTCGGCGTCGATGAAGAGAGCGACGCAGCCCTCGTCGCTCGGGCCAAAGAAAGCCTGGCGCGGGTTACCCCCAACGGTCCCGCGGATGCCTACGCGTTCTACGCGAAGAGCGCCGAGCATGCGGACGAAACGCCCGTCGGTGTCACCCGCGTCAGCGTCATTCAACAGAACGGGACGAACCAGGTGTACGTCGCCAACGAGAGCGGCGCGGTCACCGGCGACACGACAAGCCCGTCTACCAACACGACGGACCTTGGGCTCGTCAACTGGGCGATCCAGCAAAACTGCGTCCCGACGGGCATCACCGCCGTCGTGCAGTCGGCGGTGGTCAACGCGGTCACGGTCCGCGGCACCGTCTACCTCACTTACAACTCGAGCGAGGATCCTACCGACGCGGCCGAGACTGTCCTCGAGCAACTCCGGACCTATTTCGCGACGATCCCGATCGGCGGGTTCAGCATCCCGACGGCAAACAACCGCGTCTTCCGCGAGGCACTAGCCGGACAAATTTACGAGTCACTTCCCGGTCAGGTCGTCAGCGTCACGCTCGATCTCCCGGCGAACGACGTGACGCTCAACCAGAACGAGGTCGCCGTTCTCGTGAGCGTCGCCAACGATTTCACGATCGAAAGAGCGCTCGCCTGATGGTCGACTTCTCGGACGTTAAACCCGAGTTTCAGCCGTTTCGATCGTCCGTGAAGAAGTGGGCTCCGCCGTGGCTCACCGGGAAGTGGGGCTACCGCACGCTCTACACGGGCGGCCTGATGGTCGACGCCATCGCCGAGTGGCTTCGCATCGGCATTATCCAACGAATGCCGAAGAGCTGCGGCTCCGAGGCAGTACCGCACATCGGACGCGACCGGCGCATCACCCGCGGGCGAGCGGAGACGGAAGCTCAGTACCGAGAGCGTCTCCGGCTTGCTCTCCCGACGTGGCAGCTCGCCGGCAACGCCCCGACGTTGCTCAAGCAGCTCTACGCGTACCTCACTCCGACGGCATACCGGATCCGCTACGTCACCAGCGGTTCCGACGCGAGCAACAACCACTTCGCCGACTATTGGACGATCGAGGGCAACGAAGCTCTCTCGTACACGCGCGTCAGCCCGAACAACTGGAACTGGGACAACCAGTGGAACCAGGTTCGCTTCTGGCTCGTCATTTACGGCCCGGTGTTTACACCGTGGCGTTGGGGTCTTCCGAGTGCGGGCTCCGGCCTCGAGTACAACCAAGGCCAGAGCTGGGGCTTCCTCGAGGACGGCTCCGTCCTTCAAGACATCCTGAGTCTCGTCAACCAGTGGAAGTGCGCTGGCTCGCACGCCACGGCTGACGGTGGGCTCATCGTCACGACGAACGACACGTTCCTCGCTCCGACAAATTCACCGAGTGACCCGCACATGCCCGACGGCACGTGGGGAGACCTCGTTTCCGGGCACAGGCCCGACGGCAACAACGGAAGAGACGATCTCGCTCTCTTCTTGGGCGGCATTTGATGGCTCACACTTACACGCCTACAGCGACGTTTCATCCGACGCTCGTCCTCCCCGACGACGGCGACAAGGCTACGGCCGCGAGCGTAAACGTCACCGCGTTTCAACCCCTCGCCGACAACGACACCGTCCTCGAAGCCAACAAGCTCGACGGCGTAACGGGTCAAACATACACGCCGACGGGAGCGATCACCGTTCGTGGCGACGGCATGGACGTCGACCCTCTAGTCTCTCACGGGGTCAACGTCGGCAGCGTACTGAGCACGTTCGCGCTCTTCGGCGTTGGCACCGGCGTCACGAGCGGACGGGCGGATCTTACGGCGCTGATCAACAGCGGCGGCTTCTCGGTTTCGAGCAACCGCGTGACCGTGCCGGCGGTCGGCACCTACGAGATCCACGTCAGCGCCGTCGTCCTCAACACCGACGGCTCGAACCCGCAGATCCTCGGCATCACCCTGAATGCTGACGCCACGCTCCTCTGCAACACTTTTGCGAGCGCTGATGCCGCCGACGGTGTCGCAGGCGGCTACGCGACGATCTCGCGTTCGACGATGTTGCTCGTCACCTCACGGTCGACTCAACGGTTGAACGTCACCTACGCGGCGAACACGGAGGGCGTGTCCGTGGACGCCTCGGGCAGGGCGGGAACGCTCCTCATCAAGCGGGTCGCCTAACCATGGCCGGCGAAGACTTCACCTTCCTGGACGGTCTAATCCAGGGTCCCGCAGGTCCGGCCGGACCAGCCGGTGCCGGCGTCAACATGCCCGACGATCCCGCCGACGATGGGAAGTTCGCTGCGGCTCTCTCCGGCGACCTCGTCTTCATCGACGCCGCTACCGCGACCGGCCGGCTCAATCAGTTCAGCTCGTCGCTGAAGGGCCTCGTGCCCTCGAGCGGCGGCGGCACGGTCTACTACCTCCGAGCGGACGGAGCGTGGGCGGAACCGCCGCAGTTCGACGTCGACATTCGGAACTTCGGAGCGACGAGCGGCAGCGATTCGACGACGGCCGTCGCTGCGGCAATCTCGTCTCTTGGGTCGCAGGGCGGAAAGGTTCTCGTACCTCGAGGGATCTTCGACGTCTCGGCGGAGCTGGGTCTCACCGGAAACATTGAACTCGTGGGGGGACGCGGCTCCGTGCTCCGAAAAGTCGGTACGAACTTCAACGTCCTACGTCTCACCAACTCGGGCAACAAGGTCAGCGGGATCGAGATCAACGGCAACAACCAGGCCCAAGGCTCGCTCATCCTCTGCACGGGTTCCGACAACGAGATCACGAGCTGTTACCTGCACGACAACGGTGTGATGTCGGATGGGGCGTACACGAACCAGAGCCACGGCGTCGCCTTCGACGGCCAGAGCACAACTTGCGTTCGCAATGTCGTCGAGAAGTGCCGGATCTTCGCTTGCCACGACATCGGGATCAGCCAGCACACCGCGCCCGACAACCGTATCGCCAACAACGAGATCATCGGATCCGGCCTCGAGGGCGTGACGATCGACGTGGCCTCGCATCGAGCCCGTGTTGTGAACAACCTCATCAGCGGATGTTGCATAAACGGCGGCGTAGGTGGCGTCGGGATCGACGATAGCGACCTGTGGCTCGTCGCCTTCAACATCATCCAGGCCACGCAGAGCAGCCTCTCGGGTATCAAGACGCAGAACAACGTAGGCCCGAGCAACTACGGGCTCATCTACGGCAACGTACTTTTGGACAACGGCGGGTGGGGCATATGGTTCTTCGCCGGAACTAGCGGGAACGCCTCGAACCACGCCGTGACGGGCAACGTCATCCGAGGCAACACCTCGGGCTCCTTCAAGCTCGACGCGGGCTGCAACAACAACCTCGTCACCGGCAACTCGATCAACGCCGTGGCGATCAGCAATTCAGGCACCGGCAACACTCTTACGGCCAACGCATAAGGACAGAAGAAATGAGTGAAATGGGATTTGCGGACGACCTCCGCGCTCAAGGCGTCTTCACGATCGAGGTCATCCGGGACGGAAAGAACGGACCCGAGGTGCTCCAGCGGCGTGTCGCGCCGAACCTCGTGGTGAACAGCGGCAAACGTCAGCTCTGGCGCCAAGCGACCGGGCTCAACTCGAACGACTTCGATCAGATGCGGATCGGCACCTCGTCGGGCGCAACCAACTCCGGTCAGACGAACGTGCTCTCGCCGCTCACCGGCACGATCAACACCGTGGATTCGAAGACGCTGCTTTCAGGTACGCGTACTTTCCAATGGGTGATCTCGTACCCGAGCGGTGCAAGCAGCAAGAGCGCCGCTGGCATCAAAGAGGTCTGCCTGTTGAACCAGAACACCTCGCCGGGCGGATCAGCCATGAGCCGTTCGACGTTTACGAGCGTGACGAAGACTCGCGCGGACAAATTGAAAATTTCCTATGTTTGCAGGGTTACGTAACGCGTCGCGCTGACTTCGCATGGCATTTCGCAGCGTCGCAGTCACAACAGTCGACGGTAACGTAACGGTCAACGCTCCGGCGGGCCTGACCGTTGGCGATGTGCTGCTCCTCGCGTGCTCGAACGATACGGGCACGGGCTTCGGCACGACTCCGACCGGGCTGACGCTGCTCTCAGGGCCGACCACGTTTGGCATCGACGGCCAGACGATCGCGCTCTACGGGTGCATTTGGGACGGCACGCAGTCGCTGTCCTTCAGCCCGGGGACGTCGGCCGACAACATCTATGTAGCCACGGCGTGGAGCGGGCGCGTCACGTCCTCGCTCGCGTCGTCGGTTGCCGTCACAACCACGACGCCGGCATCGACATCCACGTCGATCGCTCTCACGGGTGCGACGTCAGCAGCGGGCGATGATATCGCCGCGTTCAGCATGCCCGATCCGGCGAGCCACACCGGGCTCACGCAAACGCCGCCCGCTGGCTATACCGAGCCGTCCGGCGCAGACGTTAACGTTGGTTTCTCGGCCGTCGACTTCGCCTACAAGGAGAACGTCTCGTCGGGGTCGACGGGCACTCTCACGTTCACGGCCAGTGCGTCCGTCGAGTATTCGGGTTGGGTAGTCCGGCTCGCGATCGGCACCGGACCAAACATCACGAGCCAGCCGAGTTCGACGCAGGTTGCGGTGGGGTCGACGGCGACCTACTCGGTCACGGCGAGCGCGTCCGGCGGCGGGACCCTCTCGTACCAATGGCAACTGAACGGTACCAACGTCAGCACGGGCAGCGGCGGCACCACGTCGAGTTACACGACGGGGGCGCTCGGGCTCTCTGACAGCGGCGGATCCTACACGTGCATCGTCACCGAGACTGGCGGATCGAATGCCGGCTCGGCCACGACGACGGCCGCGATCGGGTACGTCGGAATCGTTAGAGTTGCGGTCAGCACGACGGTCTACACGGCGACGGGCACGCCAACGACGATCGCCCCCGGATGGCCGACGACTGCGGGGATTTCCAGCTCTGTCGGCAAGGTTCTCCTCATCATCGGCATGAAGCCCGCGACGTCGGGCGCTGGTACCGTCACAACGCCAAGCTCCCCGTGGTCGCTGCTCGGCAACATCCAAGGCGCTGGCGGTTATACGGCCGGCGGTGCGAGCGCTGCTGACACGGGCAACTGTGATCTCTACGTCTACTCGGCGGACGATCCAGGGACCACGAGCGGTAGCCTCTCGGTCACCGTCAACGTAGGAGCTACCAACGGCGTGGCGTGGGCTACGATGCTCCGCTACTCGGCACCGAGCGGATCGACGTTCTCCCTCGCGATGGCCACCGGGTCAGACACGAGCGCGGGCAACGTCTCGATCACCTTCGGCTCGGATCCCGGGGTCACGGCAAATGACTACGTCGTCGGTGCGATGTGTATCCCGACGGACGTCACGACGCCCAGCCAGTTCAGCGCTGAGGCATTTTCGCAGACGGGCGTGACGTTCGGCACGGTGTTCGAGATCGGTGAGCCCGACAGCTCGAACAACAACGACATTGGCGGTTTCATCGTCGACGTACCCATCTCGAGCGGTACCTCGAGCGCTGCACCGACGATGACCGCCACGGCGGGCGGCACCACCACGAACGTCCGTGGCCCCGGCGTTTTCGTGCGGCTCCGAGCCACTACCGGCGGCTCGACGTTCACACCAACGATCTCGGGCGACACGGCGGCTGTCACGGACAGCGAGACGACGTCGCTCGAGTACCTGCGTACTCCCACCGGTGACACGGCGAGCGTCACGGACGGCGCCTCGGTCGAGGTCACCAAGGGCGCTAACGACACCGCCGCGGTCTCGGACGCGACATCGACGGCTCTCGAGTACGGCCGCCTACCGAGCGACACAGCCGCTGTTAGCGACGGCGCAGCTCTCGCGCTCGAGTACCTTCGTGTCCTCTCGGACACCGCAGCGGTAACGGACGCCCTCGCCGAAGAAGCTCAGTATCTTCGTTCGGCCTCCGACACCGCGAGCCTCACGGACTCGATCACCGCGGGGCTGTCGCGTGAGACCGACGTCTCCGTCTCGGACAGCGCGTCCGTAACCGACTCGCTCGCCGAAGAGACTCAGTACCTTCGCTCGGGTTCCGACACGCTCGCCGCTTCGGACACGTCGACCACCTCGACGGAGTTCGGACGTGCGGCATCGGACACCGTTGCGGCCTCGGACGCCGTCGCGGTTGGCTTCGAGCTTGGACGTTCGGTCTCCGACTCCTCGACGCTCACGGACGCAGCGGCTACGGCCTCGGCCTACGAGCGGCTGCCGTCGGATTCCGTTGTCGTAGCCGAAACGCTCGCTACCGAGACGAGCTACGTCCGACCGGTCTCGGACACCGTCGCGTCGACGGACGCTGTAGACGCCCAGCTCGTCACGCCGTCGACGCTGAACGTCTCCGTCTCGGACTCCCTGGCGGTCACGGATTCCGAGACGAGCGAGACCGCCTACGACCGTTCGGCTTCGGACGCAGCGAGCGTCACGGACCAGACCGCGGTCAGCAGCGAAGCTTCAAGAGTCTCGTCCGATTCGGTGGCGGTAGGCGACGCGATAAGCCGTGAGACCTCGGTCACGCGCAGCTCGTCGGACGCCGCGACGGCTAGCGACGTCCTTCTCACGTGGGCCGACTACGCACGCCTCGCAGGCGACGTGGCGGACGTTGTTGACGCCGTCGAGGCGTTCATCGTCGCGCCGTTCATCAACGTGAACGTCACTGACGTCGTTGCGACGACGGACGCCACGAGGGTCATGCAAGCCGTTCCCGACTTCGCGACAGACCCGCGGCGAACCGCCGTGACGAGCTTCGAGAGCCGGACCGCGACCACCAACTACGAGAACCGGACGTTCTGAATGAGCGATCTCACCGAAGTCCAAGCCCAGTTCCTCAAGGACCCGGCGGCGGTACTGCCGTACTACAGGGATTGGTCCGACTGGCTCGACGCGGGCGAGAGCATCGTGTCCTCGAGCTGGACGGTTACGCCTGCGAACGACGTCACGATTGTCCTCGAACAAATGATCGGCACCACGAAGACCGCGGTGTGGCTCTCAGGCGGCGTGGCTGGCGTGCCCTACACCGTGACGAACGAGGTCACGACGGATAGCTCACCGATCGCGAAGGTCGACGAGCGGAGTTTCACTCTAGTCTGTAGATCCCGGTAGCCTGGTGGCGGCACCGCTACCCCTTCGCTCGTCCGCAAAGCCGACTTTACCTTGGCGAACGTCAAATAGGGGGTATCTGGTGGCCAATTCCCAAATCTCTTCACCAGTTACATCGTATTTGGTGTTCTTTCGAACGCGCTCTGCCAGCTCTTCAAATGTGCGACTCCCCGAATGGATCAGGTCGACCTCAATTAGCTCAACGATCTCCTGTTCTCGGCGTTTTCGGCTCGTTTCATGATCTCGAACGACTCTCCGCGCTCTGACCTCCGACCGCGTTCTCAGATAGTCATGTAGAGCCATATCCATATCGAGCGCTGAAATGGTTGGAGCGGCCGCGAGTTGGTCAAGGATCGCTCGCGTGTTCGTCAATAGTTCCTTAAGCACCTCGTTGTCCCCCCTCTGCGCCGCCCTCGGAGCTTGCAGAAGCGCTTCCGCCGCCTTCAGTTCAACCTCAAGCTCCGGCCAGCATTTCTCGAACAAGTCTTCAACGATCGCTCCTGAGCGCCCCAGGTCCGCCATGGCCGTATTAATGCTTCTTATTAGAGCGAGCGTGCCCTCCTTGCTACACGCTCGCCCTTGAAGCGGGTTCAACGGCAGCGTTGGAAAGTCAGCGGGCGTGATGTCGAGCATCCAAGGCGCCGTAGGCTTGTTCAGTCCGTCACGGATCACACCCGCCTCGTAGTTGAGCCACGGCTTCTCGACGTTCTCTCGCGTCACGCAGATCACGCAG